ACCGCCTGTGGAAACCAGAGATGGATAAGACAGGTAATGGATATGCAGTTATCCGTTTCCTTCCTGCACCTGAGGGAGAAGAACTCCCTTGGGCAAAGATGTACTCTCATGCCTTCCAAGGTCCTGGCGGTTGGTACATCGAAAACTCCCTGACTACTCTTGGTCAGAAAGACCCTGTGTCTGAGCACAACCGTGAACTGTGGAACAGTGGTCTTGATTCTGATAAGGATACTGTCCGTAAGCAGAAGCGTAAACTGTCCTATTATGCCAACATCTATGTTGTGCAGGACAAAGCAAACCCTGGCAACGAAGGCAAAGTCTTCCTCTACAAGTTTGGTAAGAAGATCTTTGATAAGATCATGGAAGCAATGCAACCTGAGTATGAAGATGAAACTGCCATCAACCCCTTTGATTTCTGGGCTGGTGCCAACTTCAAACTGAAACTGAAGAAGGTTGCAGGTTACTGGAACTATGATTCTTCTGAGTTCGCAGCACCTGGTGCTCTCCTTGATGATGACGATGCACTGGAAGCAGTGTGGAAGAAGCAGTATTCACTGACTGCTCTGACTGCATCTGACCAGTTCAAGTCCTATGAGGACCTGGACAAGCGTCTGAAGATGGTCCTTGGTGCCAAAGCACCTGCACGCCGCTTCGATGAAGAACTGGAAGATGAGAGTGAAGGTCGTGGATCTTTCTCTCCTAACTTTGAGTCAAGCAAGCCTCCTGCACCTGCAGCAGACTTCAATGCTCCTGACATCACTCCTACTAAGTCTGCGGACTCAGATGAAGATGATGCCCTGTCCTACTTCCAGAAACTTGCAGAAGAGTGATGAGATATAACCAGTTGTGTTTGACCCTTTTGGTCGTCGCAGCGTATATAAACTTACTGAAATAATCTAATATTATCTGCAGTCTTTAAGGTTTCACTCTTATATTGAGTGGAACCTTTTTTGTATAACATCATTTCTTCCAAGTCATCCTTGACTACATTGAGGAATCTTCGTTTTAGTAAAAAGATATTTCTTCTATCATCTTGTAGTCTCTGTTCGTACAAATAGTTTGTCACTTCTTGAACTGGAGAATTGACTGTTGTCATTCCCTCTAATCTATCGTCATAGAACGTAATTGAATAGTTTGAATCAACTTCTAATCCAGCAGGAACAATTACTACACCAGTTGTGTTTTTAACTTCTGTTGTTTCATAGTGATGAGTTGCATTGATATTTTCATATGTTCCATATTTTTCCAGTAAGTAGTTCTCAAAATTAAATTGAGTCATTGGCCATTCATTGTACACATTGATAATGTTGTTGCATGTCAACACTAACCAATCTAAATTGGCATCTCCAAAAACTTCATATGCAACATTATCTGGTCTATCATCACCTTTGATTTTGTACTTTGTAAATACGGAAGCATCTTGAAAAATATCCTCTCTGAGCTTTCCTCTCATGAAAAGATTTTTTACAGGAATATAATCAGATATCCTAGAGTCAGGAAGTCTGCTGACATATTCAAAATCTGGTAGTTGACTGAAGTAATTTGACATTAGAAACCGATGAATGAGTCGTCCATATCATAATCATCATTAAAGATAGGAGTAATTTCAGTGAAACTCATACTGATATCATATGCAACCATCGTTCCATCTTGATAAGTTGCATAGTTTCCTGTTGGAGTATAGTTAACTCCAAACCCTTGTAATGCACAAGTCTTGAATGCATTCAATTTTTTATGCAATTCTCCCTTTTCACCTCTATGTATATAAGTAATTCTAAAAACATGAGGGGATTTGAGAAATAGATTAGATTGGGATCTGATAGGAGCAGATCCTTGCTTAAAGAATCTAATTATTTGAATAATATTATTTGCTTCTGTTTGACCCCTAGGTGTTAACTTAAACTTGAATGAGAATGGTCTCAGAGTTGGACCCTTGAATAAGAGTTCCATGTTGGGATTCATCACCATCCCTGTTGTTCTTGCCAACAGTGCTTGAGCATCTACACCTGCAGCAGCTGCTGCGAATGCATTTCCTACCGCATCTGATGTCTCACCACTGTACTCTTGTACTTTTTTAATGTATTCATCAAATTTACCAACACCCTTTGCAAGACCATCAAAAATTGCTGTCTTAGCAACATCTGCTTTTGCAATATCAAGAGCAGTCATTGAGTTTGATCCCCAATCTGCTTTATTCTGATCTGTTATTCCACTTGGTATGGGGAGAGTAACTGAACCAATAGAAGGACCTAGATTATTTGATCCACTATTGAATCCATATCCTTTTATTCCGGTATCACCAACCTTCGCTCCAGATAATTCTCCTGGAACATACTCATGCATATCAAAACGAATAACATCTTGCATCGATGCACCAAGATCTGCTGGATGGATTAATGTTGGGAATTGAGTTCTTGTTCCTTCAGCAGAAGATTCTGGCTTTGCTTTCGACTTTGCATCACTTGCATCTGCTGCTGGATTAGTATTGGCATTGTCATTATCATTCTCTGCATCATTCTTTTTCGAGTCCAATAACTTACTTTTTGTTGTTGGAGGAACACCTGCTTTATCTGCTGCTTTGTTTACGCCAGCATCAACATTTTTATGAATTGCTCCATTAGGATCACTGAGTTCTTTCTTTAAACCAGCACCTGCTACGTTATCATCATAGGTATATGTCTTTCCACCATCTTTTGTAGTAGCAGCCTTTTGCCACTTATTATCTTTAATGATATAAACATCTGTGGTTGAGGTTCCATCAGAATTTAATTTAGTCGCAGATGCATGATAGATGGGAGTTCCGGTATTTACTGCCTGTGTTATGGTTTCTGTACCACCACCTCTTTTTGGTGTTTTTGTTGTTCTGTAAGTTCTACCAACATCAGTTTTGGCTTGACCACTACAAATACTACCAGCTGGACATGGAGGGTCACCTGCTCCGAATAAACCCATTAGAGTATAACCTTTTTTACTTATTTAGTACTCGTTTTGTATATTGTAATGATAAAAGATCATCTAGTTCTTCTCTATGGACAATATAGACCTGAGTTCCTAGTTCTTCCCAGGTATATTGTCTATAATCTCTCCAGTGAAAGTTTATACCACGAAACCCCCAAGAGAATACATCACTCACTGCAACTAATGGATGTTGATCATACTCAATGTTTGGAGTCTTTGCATAATATTTAAAGGTACAGATGTTTCCTTCTTCGGGTATAGGTGTCACAGTATCATTCAATGCATACATTATTAATTCCATTCTTTCTCCGACATCTCTCTCGGATTTAAGATCGTCAATAACAGGTTCTATGCGGTTCATTTGATACCTAGTTCGTCTTCTGTTATGATTTTAAATTCAATTCTTCTATCTTCACAAAATTCAACTGCTGCTTTCCACTTTGCTTTATTCACTTCCCAAGTTTTACATTCAAAGATGTAAGACTTAGTAACTCTCTGTTTCTTTTTTGGTGGTTTTGTTTGCTTCTTTGGTTTAACTTCAATCACATAGGTCTTAATTTGACCTGTGCTTTCTCTTACCTTTATAATAAAGTCTGGAAAGTATTTGTGGACTCTTTTATCAAGAGGAGACATGTATGGGATGTAAAATTCTTCACTCCCCCACTGAAGAATGTTCTCGTTTAGATCACACCAACGGCAAAACTTGCGTTCCCAACTACTTCGGCATATAATATTGTTAGGATCGCCCTTATATTTCTTAGGAAATGACGGTCTGTATTTACTCTTGATACTTTCTGCCATACATAATATATAAGGTAAAAACTATTTATAAATGCCTGGCACAAAATTTTCATACGGCAATAAGTCTGCCGGTATAAAAGGATTAAGAACAAAGATTCTTTCACCTGCACTAACCTCTCACTATGAGGTAAACATTCCTGTAGGCGCAGGATCTCTCAATTCTATATTGAAAACAATAGTGGGAACTGATGGACAGGAAAATTTAAACATATCTTGTTCCGAAACAAATCTTCCTGGTTCATCTATTGCAACCTTTGAGATCAAGAATGATTATGCTGGTGTAACTGAAAGGTATGCACATAGAAGAATGTATGATGATAGAATTGATTTTACTTTCTATGTTGATTCCAGTAAGTATTTGCCAATCAGATTTTTTGAATCTTGGATGAAATTTGTTACTGGTGAAACAGGAACCAGAACAGATGGAGAAACAAGGGAATTGACTAATCCTGGATATCACTATAGAATGAATTTTCCGGAATCATATAGATGTGAAAGAGGACTTAAGATAGTAAAGTTTGAAAGAGATTATCAGAGTAGTTTAGAGTATGAATTCATAGGAGCATATCCTGTCTCTGTATCATCGATGCCAGTAAGTTATGAATCCTCTAGTCTCTTGAAGTGTAGTGTCTCCATGACATATTTGAGATATGTTATTACAGAAACTACTCAAGCGAATAAAACACCTCAACCTGCAGTTGACGCTCAAAAAGCAGACGTGGAACCCAAGAAAGATCTACCAGTCGCTCAAGAGAAAGCGTCGGCGCTGGAGAGGGTGGTTAGGGCAGCACAAAACGTTATTCAGAATACTGGACCTGAAGGAGAGGGTCTTTATGACTCTGCGACTGGAGCCCGAATATTAACTACAGAACAACAACTCATTGAGCAAGGTCAAGTTGGTGATAAACTTTCTCCCTCATTGGCAGCACAGTTAGGAACTTAGAAAAACCTCAATAAATAATCACACTGAAATACATCTATAGGTCATTATGCCTTTACCAAAGATTGCTACACCCAAGTATGATCTTGAATTGCCATCAACTGGACAGAAACTTCTTGTCCTTGCAATGGAGAGTGAGGATACAAAACAAATCACAACAGCAATTAAGTCTGTTCTGAAAAACTGTATTCAGACACGGGGAGTTAAGGTAGAACAACTTCCTACATTTGATATTGAATATCTCTTCCTCAACATTCGCGGAAAGTCTGTGGGTGAAGAAGTTGAAGTCAATTTGATTTCTCCTGATGATGGAGAGACTGAAGTTAAAGTTACAATTGGATTGGATGAGATTCAAGTGAAAAAGAATGACGATCACACTCGTCAGATCAAACTTGACGATACCTTGATGATGGAAATGAAGTATCCTTCACTGGATCAGTTCATTTCAAATAATTTTGAGTTTAATGAAAAGAACCAACTGGAACAATCATTTGATTTGATTGCATCTTGTGTTGATAAGATCTACAGCGAAGAAGAAGTGTGGGCAGCTGCGGATTGTACCAAGAAAGAAATTAAAGAGTTCCTTGAGCAGATGAATTCTACTCAGTTTAAGGAGATTGAAACTTTCTTTGAGACCATGCCAAAACTTTCACACACTGTGAAGTTTGTAAATCCAAATACCGAGAAGGAAAATGAAGTCCTTCTGGAGGGACTGGCAAGTTTTTTCGCCTAGGCATGATCCATATGGATCTTGAGGCTTATTTTAGACTCAACTTTGCCTTGATACAGTACCATAAATATTCATTAACTGAAATTGAAAACATGATGCCTTGGGAACGAGACATCTATGTGGAACTCTTGAGGCAACATCTCAAGGAAGAAAAAGAAAAACAAGAACAGCAGCAACGAAAGTATGGCGGCTAAGACTACTGATCCTATTGATATCCTCCTTGAGATGGGTATTGACCTCGACAATCTGTCGGAGGAAGAGGATTATCTTAGTGCCCTAAAAGAAGCGATTGCAAAGATACAATTTCAGACCAAAGGTGCTGGTGATGAACGCTCTGCAATCTTATCGCAAGAAGTAATAAAGGTAAGGAAATCAAGGAAGGCTGCAGACCCTAAGTTTAAAGCAAAGAAGACAACTGTTAGTCCAGATGCTTTCTTTGATAAGAAGAAACCAGAAGAAAAACCAGAATCAACTCCAGGACAAGAAGCACTTCCTGGACAACAGTCTGCTGCAATTGTAAAAAGACAGACAATTAGTCCAGAATTATTTAAAAAACCAGAAGAGCCAGAACAAGAAGAAAAGAAAAAACGTAAAGCAAAAAAAAGTGATCCTTTAAGAGACATTTTAAAGTCTGTCAATTCTATATTGGCAACTTTAAAAAAACAAAATAAAATAACAAAGAAACAAGCAGAGAGAGATAGAAAAGACGCTGAAAAAGCAAAGCGGGGTGCTCAGGAAGATGAGTTAGAAACATCTCCTATGAAGAAATTCTTTGCTGGTGCAAAAAAACTTGCTAAACCAGCAATCAGTTTCTTTGAAAGTATCATGCAATTTATTATGAAGGTTTTGATCGGTAGATTACTGGTCAAGATAATTGGTTGGATGGGAGATCCAAAGAATAAAAAGAAGATGGATGCAATCATGGACTTTTTTAAAGTCACATGGCCTGCATTCCTTGCTGCATTTTTAGCATTCAAATTTGGACTTGGTGGATTTATAACTGGTTTACTTGGATTGATTGGTGGTTTTATTCCTAAACTTTTGGGATTGATTCCCAAGATGCTTGCGGGTTTAGGTAAATTAGCGATGGGCAATCCATTACTAGTTGCAGCAGCTGCTGGGACAGCATTGTTTGCTCTGGGTAAAATTATTCCAGAAGCTGCACCACAGACTGTTGAAACTGAGACTGATAAAAAAGTTGATGAAAATGTCAAAAAGAAGGGTGGAGAACAAACAGCAACAGATCTAGCAAAGGAACAAGCAACGAAGAAGGGTGAGAGAAACGCCTTTGAAAACTTCTTCTTCGGAACAGTCATGGGAGAAGATGCGGAGTATAAGAAGCAACAGGAGAGAGCAAAGACTGGAAAAGAACCAGAGTATGGTAAGAAATTTAATAAAGGTGGTATAGTTCCTGGCAGTGGGCCCAATAAAGATACTGTACCAGCAATGCTCACACCAGGTGAGTTTGTTATGAGTAGAGGTGCAGTTCAAGCATATGGATCTGACACATTAGCATCAATGAACGCTATGGGTGGTGGAACAAATATTCCTACTGTTTCATATAATGGTGGTGGAGTTGTTCATGAATATAATGGTGGTGGTCATGTTCATGCTGGTCCTGACATGGAACCCGAAGCGAAGAGTGAAGCGAAGAGTGAAGTGAAGAGTGAAGGACCAGCAGAAAGTAAGCAAAATAAAGAAGCAGGTAAAGCAGATGCAGCTAAAGATGCTCTGACAGAAACCATCGTTGTTCCTAAACAACCTAATAAGAGTCCTTTACAACATGTAATGGAGGGAAACGTTGGTCAGGGAATCAAAGAATTTTTATTTGGTAGATCTGAACCACCAGATAGTGCTATCAATAAGCCAGAGAATCAATCAGAATCTGGAGATGGAGATGAAGAGGAAGAAGAAATCCCTCTCACCTTGGCAGAACCTGCAAAGTCTTTAATCGGTAATGATACAGAATTTCTGAAAAAGGTTGACGAGGTTTCGCAAAAAATTGGAGCAAATCCAGCAGACCTTTTAGGTTTGATGGCATCAGAGTCTGGATTAAATCCACATGCTGTTAATAGTAGTAGTGGTGCTACTGGTTTGATACAGTTTATTCCATCAACAGCAGCATCGTTAGGAACATCAGTTGGTGCTCTTAGGGGAATGAATAGAGCACAGCAGATGGAGTATGTTGAAAAATTCTTAGTGAAGACTGCACCACCGAACCCAACTCCAGGACATTTATATACTTCAGTATTCTTACCTGCTTTTGCGAAGAAACCTGCAGATTATGTTATTGCTAAGAAAGGTGGATTTACTAGTGATTGGGGACATCATCCTGCATCATGGTACGCTGGAAATGCAGGTCTTGATATGAATAGAGACGGTAGCATTCAAATTGAAGAACTTGGAAAGAGAATCAAGGATAAGCAACGGGCATTTGGTATTGGTGGAGGAAGTGCAGTTAAGGTTTCCTCAGTTGATAGTTCAGGAGATTTATCTTCACCTGGTGGGGGAGGCCCACCTGGGCCAGGTGGTGGTGATACTCAACCACCTTCAGCACAAATGAAGTCTGCTGGTGGAACTGCAGATTTACCTCCTCCATCTAGAGGTCAGAAATTATCTGATTTGTATGCTCAGCAAGAGGCAAGGGCTGGTAGAGGTTCATCCTCTGGTCCATCTGCTAGTGCTGAAGGTGCAAATCCAGGTGCTACTAATACACCAAACTCTAATGATCTTCCTCCAATTGATGCTAATGCAATGATATCAATGGAGAAAATCAAAGTTCTTGGATTAACGGTGGTCTGATATGTTAGGACTTTTAGCAGGAGCAGCAAAAGGTGCTTTAGCGAACACGGCGAAAAATGTTGCTAAAGATAAAGCAAAAAGTTTTATTACTGGTAAGAAAAAGAAAGTCAAACCAGGTGCAATCAAGAAGAAAGGTGGTGGGGAAGAAGGACCTGATGAAAAAGGTGGTGCATTAGCAGTAAGACCACAGGCATCTATGATTCCTGCTCCTGCTGATGTGAGTGCTATCACTCCTATCTCTGGTGCAGAGATGGCATCTACGAAGGATGGTGGTGACAATGAAGAAGATATAATTAATGTTATTAGAGTAAAAGTTATAGAGATTGACAAGGTTCTTAAGGGAACTCTTGCACAGCAGAAAGCAGCATCAAAGAAAGATAAGAAGTCTGATGAAAAGCAGAGAAGAAAAAAGCAAGAAAAGATATTAGAAAAAACCACTCCTAAAACAAAAGGAAGTGGTCTTGTTAAAAAACTCACGGCACCAGCAAAAGGATTGTTTGGTGGTATATTTGATTTCTTAAAAAATATTCTTATAGGTCGTCTCCTTGTTCTTCTAATTGAGAGTAGACCTAACTTACCTGGTGGTAATATATTGATGTTCATTGCCGGAATGGCAGAGAAAGTCATTGATATGATTATTGGTGTTCTTGATGCTATAGGTGGATTTTTAGCGTTTGGTCAAGAGAAACTTGACGGTGCAAGACAGTGGTTAGTTGATAATAAAGGCGAAGAGGCAGGCAAAAGGTTTGATGGTTTATTAAGTGCATTAACAAATCTCCTCAATGCTGCTGTCATTGTTGGCAGTGCGATGAGTGTGATGGGAATGGGTCCCAGGATTCCAGCACCAGGTGGAGATCAAGCGAAAAAAGCAGCACAAAAAGCAGCACAAAAAGCAGCACCATTAGGGTCAAAATTATTAAAGACCAAACTGGGCAAAAAACTCACAGAGATGAGTGGTGGAGTCATAAAGCATAGTGCTGCAAGAACTGTTAAGAGAGCTGGACTAAAACTCATTGGAAAGAAAGGAGTAAAATTAGTCTCAAAAACCTTTGGTAAAATACCCATTGTCGGTCCATTAATCGTTGCAGTATCATCTTTACTTGCTGGCGAACCTCCTGGCCAGGCAATATTTAAGGGTCTGGGTGCAATGCTTGGTGGATTGCTTGGATCTTTCATTCCCATCCCAGTAATTGGAACATTACTTGGTGAAACTATTGGTGTATTTGTTGGTGATCTTCTGTACTCACTCATCTTAGGTGGTGGTCCAGAGGAAGCAGGTCAGAAGTTTATGAACGCTGTCAAGACTGCTCTTGACGTTGGTGGTCTCATCGTTAATTTCTTCAAAGAAGGATTTGGTAGATTCTTCTCAGACTTCCCAACAGTTGAGATTCCTTCAGGACCATTTGATATTATTCATAAGACAGTTGGAACAATGTTGCCATTCCTAGATGATGATAAGGATGGAAAAGTTAAAGAACTTCCAAACCTCAGTATACTCTTCAATCCAGTTGCAATGATTACTGAGTTAATACCTCATGCTGCAAAATCATTCTTCCCAGATATATTTGGTGGATCTAGTAGTAGCGGTGGTTCTTTCACCAGTGTCGAGGTTGATGAGGATGATGAGTCCTTACAATCTGGCGATAGTGGAGGAAGAGAGAGAAAGGCTAGAGGTCCATCGGCAGTCAGAAATCAAGGAAGGGCATCTGGCAACATTCGCGGAAAGGGCAATGCCATCTACCTACACTGGACTGCTGGAAACTATGACAGCATTTATGGACCTTACCATACAGTGTTCACTGGCGATGGAACAATGCATCGTAAGAGTGAGTATGATCAACATGTAGGACATACTTATGGAAGAAACTCTAATTCCGTTGGATTGTCTCTTGCTGCTAACCCAACTATAAATCAATGGCCTACTGAAGCACAGAAAGAATCAATGGCAAAAGAGGCCGCCCGCATCGCAAAGGGATGGGGATGGTCTGCCAGTGATATCAATCTCAATAAGGTTATGACTCATGGTGAAGCAGGATCTAATTTGGATGGAGTCAATGCTCATACAATGTATGGTCTTTATGGAAGAGGTGATAGTCGTGTTCAACCAGATAAAGAAGCAAAAGCAACTGGTAGAGTTGCTGACTTTGAACGCTGGGACTTGGATATTCTGAAACCTGGTGAGATGTATGGTAGTGGTGGTGATGAGATGCGTGAAAGAATCCGTAAGTTTATGACAGGTGGTGGCAGCGAAGATGAATCTCCAGATGGTAAGATGTCCAAAGGTGGATTGATCAAAAAGCAAGGTCGCTATGAGATGGGAGAAGAAGGTCCTGAGTTTGTTGTTGATTATGATACATATAATCCAATTGAGAAAATGATGCCTGGATTATTTGATGCTATCAATACAGCAAAAGGTAAGGATGCTATAGGAATATTGATGTCATTTGCTGGTTATGAAGAACCTGCAAGTGATGAACTAGTAATGGTTGGAGGTTCTGGTGGAGGATCTTCTTATGGAGACGGAGGAAGTAGTATGCGAGATATACAAGTACCATCTACTCCTGATAGAGGTGGTAGTGATTGGTGGAAAGATATCCGTTATAAATTCGGGTAAATAGGAGTAGGAGAATATAACAATGTCAGAAACAACCAAACAAGTATCTGGTCAAAGAGCAGGTGCAACTGCAGTTAAAAAAGCAATCATAACAAGCAAGACTGATGAGTCTCGTCAAGTAAATGTTGCGGGAGGATTTATTGAGTTTAGATACTATGAAAGTATCTTGCAAGATGGTATGATGGGGTTCTATGTCTTTGCAGATACTGGTAATTCCATAGACGAAAAAACAGTTTATGAAGGTCTTCCTTTGACTGGAAGTGAACCATTTGATTTTACTGCTGAAGATAACTTTGAGAATGAACTAAAAGTAAGATTGTTAGTTAGTAAAACTGCCCCATTATCTGATAAGCCAGGTAAGTCGGCAATGATTCTTCCCTTGGTATCAGAAGCATATGCCATTAATGATACTAAAAATGTTAGAAAGTTTTTCCCAAATCAAAAGATTTCTGATCATGTCAAGTCTTTGATTACAGAGTTCTTGCTGTCAACAAAAACATTAGATATTGAGGAAACTAGTAACACTCTTAAAGAGTATGGGTTGAATAGAAAACCATATTACATGTTAAACACCTTCGCCAAGAAAGCACAACCAGCAGGTGGTGAAGGTAAAACGGCAGGATACTTTTTCTTTGAGACCGCAGAGAAAATGATCTTCAAATCTATTGATAGTTTCTTTGATGAAGAAAAGAATCCGAGAAAAAAATCGATTATCTATAATGAATCTCCAGATGCAAATAAGGAGGATTTGCCAGCAGGGTATGACTACAAGGCATTGACTTATGATAAGAGAAGTGCTGATGTCATGGAGATGTCAAAGATGGGAGCATTTTCAACTGCATCTATAACATTTGATCCACTCAACTTTAATTTTAAGAGAACTGTTTTATCAACAATAGAGGACATTGTAGAAGATGTTGATGAAGCAATTGAACCACTTACTACAGCAGCTAAAGAATTGATTGGATTTAATGCAAATCTGATCAAGGAATTTTCAAGAACAACAATGAATTTCCTTGATACTGGAGCCTTTGGTGAAACTGCTAATGAGTCTAAAGAAAATAACTTTGACTTTGGTGCTATTTACAACCAGTCGATTATGAGATATAATCAGGTTTTTGCATCACAAGTAAATATAACAATTCAAGGAGACTTCTCTTTACATGCAGGAGACATGATATTCTTTGATGCTCCATCTCCGCAAGCAAAACCTAACACAGAGAACGACGAGATTGACAAGCAGGCTGGGGGTCTATATATTATAGCAAGTCTATGTCATTACATAACACCTGATAGAACTCTAACTAAACTCTGTTTAATACGAGATTCCTTCGGGAGACAAGGAAACCACGCAAAGAGGTAACAGTACATGGAAAGCATCGAAAAGCACATTGAAGCGGATAAGCAGATTCTGCAAGATCCCACAGTTTCACCACAGCAACGTCGTCATGTTGAAGAAGAGTTGCATGAATTAGAAGTATACGCAGAAAATCATAAACAAGAAATCGAAGCAGGAGACCATCACGATCCTACAGCACTTGAACTTTACTGTGAGGTAGAACCAGGTGCTCCTGAATGTAAAACGCACGATAACTGATTAGTATGGCACAGGACGGAGGAGCATTATTTGAATCTGGTTTACTAGGATCCAGTTTTCACTGGTGGATTGGTCAGATTGCTGACGATTCCGTCTGGAGGGAAAACATTGTACCTGCTCCTCATGCAAGTGCTGCAGAAAACGTAGGTTGGGGTAGAAGGTATAAGGTAAGGATTCTTGGTCTTCATGATCAAGGTGAAGAGGTAATACCTTCTAAAGACTTGCCCTGGGCTAATGTGATGATGCCCGTAACATCAGGAGGAAGTCTCAGTAATAGCGGTCAAACACCAGCACTCCGTCAAGGAAACATGGTGTTTGGTTTCTTCATGGATGGAACGGCAATGACCGTTCCAGTCATTATGGGTGTTATGTCAAATAACTCTCAGAACGAACCTGCGCTGACTGTTGGCGATAATCGAGTTACTAATAAACAACCAGGATCTTTGGCAGTCAGTGGATATGCTGATGGACAAGTACCCAAAGATATAAACACTGGAGAAAAACCATCTCCCCCTGACGGTGATATAAAATCAGAGCATCCCAACTCATCTGCTGCTGCACAACAAGTACCAGCAGGTGTAAAACTGAATAAGTTTGGATTAAGACCAGACCAACCATTGTCAGCAGTCCCTGGAGGACTGGAAGCAGCACAGGCAGCAAGAGAAAAGGCAAGATCACAAAATAAGTCTGTTGAGGAAGTAGAAAATGCTGCAATGGCAGCAGTTCAAAACCTTTTAGCTGCTAGAGAAGCACAGCAGACAGCACCCACTGCTCCATTCAAAGCAGGAGCACAAAGAGAAAGTCCAGACGTTCAGAATATTAGTGCAGGTGATGTAAAAGAACAGGACCTGGCAGAAGAAAAAACTGTCATGCCTATCCCTGATGATCCAGTTCAGTCTGCAATGAAAGCAATTCAGACTATTATTGATAATATTGCACAAAAAATGGATAAGTATTTGAATGCTATCCAAAGTTATGTTGATACTGTATCAAGCACTGTTGGGGATCTTGAGGAAATGATCTGCAAGGGTGCGATGCAGGCTGCAAAATACATGAAAGTGTTGATGGACAAAGTAATGGAATTTGTTCTGAAGCAACTCAACTCTGTCATGACAAAAGTTGTTGCTTCAATGCCATCTTCTTTGAGAAATCAAATGGGTGATCTGAAAGAGAAATTGAATGAAATGATTCTGGGAATGTACAACCAAATGATTGGAGGACTTGGCGATCAGATGTGTTCTGCTTTAATGGATTCATTGCAACCTGCTGAAAGAGAGAAAGAAGCAAGAGCTTTTGCAGCACAACAAGCTTCTAGTGGTGGTAGTAGTGGACAAAGTGGTATTGATCCAAATACTGGAAATGCTATTGGTATTGGAAATCGCCGCAACGATGGAAAATTTAGGACCGCTCCAAAAGTTCCAATGTGTTATGCTGAAAGTGTAGCATCAACTGTAATATCTAAAAATAAAGACCAAATAGAAACAGCAAATAATAATGTTGTTCGTAGTTTAAATTCATATCTTGATGGAGTTCAAGCAGAAATGGATAGTGTTTCTAGTACTATAAGTGCTGGAAGGGAGTTGATGAGTGCTGGGTTGGGTGAGAATTTTGGGGATTTTGGATCAGGTGTTGATGTCATGACTGGTGGTATGGGTGGAGCAGTGAATATGATTCCAGACATTGCTGGAGGTCTTGGTGCTGCTCTCGACTTTGCTAATATTGTAGCGAATGTTTTTGCAGGAGAACTGCCACCGAAGAAAGCAATCAACGATTACTACCAACTTGCTACGGGTGGATCAGGGGCAGCTACAGGAGAACTTCCTAGTGTTGAATCGGTTGCCAACTCTGTTGCTGAAAGTGGTGAGGCAAGAGCGGAGAGAATTACAACACCACCACCTCAACCAGATTATGCTGCTCCAAGAAAAGATGAAGCGGATGTTGATCTTGATCCTGGGTACGATGATGCTACATATAACCCAGATGATTACTTACAAATAGCCTAATAAATATTCATACATGACATCGGAAGAAGCAGTATAAGATGGCAGGGTCAAAGTCCGACAGAAAACTTGATGGAACATATACTATCTTTGCCAATGGTAAAGAAGCGAATGATGCTGTTCGTGTAGGATATATTGACCCTAAGAGAGGATATGTAAGCGGACTTTCTGTATATCAAGCAAACAAGTATGCAGAAAGAAATCCTGGTACGCAATTTATTATAGCGAATAGGGATAAAATAAGATACATTAATATCAATGAAGTTAATAGACTAACAAATAAAGATACCTTACCAAAACATAATCCATCAGGACTTGTAGATGAAAATCAAGAATTTGACCCTTGCAATACGGTAAGAGGATTTAAAACTCAGAAAGATGGACTTGGATCTGATTCTTACCGTACTGGTTCTAGTGGTGAAGAACCAGTAATTCAACCAGCCGACATGAAGGGCGATTTGCCCTACCAGGGCGATCTTGGTAAAAATGCTGCAAGTGCAAAACTAAATCGTGAGAAGTATGGTTCAGAACTTGACAAAGCTAAAGTAAGAGTAGAACTACAAGGTGGTGGTGGAATTGGTGCCGTTGCAACTCCAATTGTTGGACTTGATGGTTCGATCCTTCATGTCCGTGTGGTTCATGGTGGGTTCGGGTATAAAGTTCCTCCACAAGTCCGTATTATTGATGATAATAAGAGAGGTTCTGGTGCTAAAGGTAGAGCTACATTAGGAAGCGTTCAATTTGTAGAAGAAAGATTTGATGATGAGGCAGATGTAGAAGATTACAATTTTGATTTAGGTGAATATGGTTATGATCCAGATGACAATCCTTGGGGAAGGGTTTATGATTTTAATACCCAAAGTGTAGTTGGAGATTGGAATCCTGCTAACATTTTGAGTTTGACTAATGCAAGTGGTTTTCAAACAGAACTGAATGAATATTTAAAATTTCTTAAAGGATTTGATCCAAACAAACCTTGGTGGACAACTAGAGATGAAACTCCAGTATCGGTAAAAGGTAATAATACAAATAAAAAAGCAAAGAAATTTGGTAGTGCCTTATTCCCTGTAGAGCATTGGGCATGGGGTGGTGAAAGAGAGCGAGATGACTTATTTCAGGATGTTGAATTTGAAGTTTATGGACAAGGAACATATAAAAATAGACAGATCTACTTCCAGTTTGAAGCAGAAGATGGATCTCATCAATTCAGAGTTAAAGGTATCACTCACGACGCAAGAAGTG